CCCACTTCGAACGAAACTGCCCCTATGAAGGGGAGTCAAACTCTAGTCTTGGTAACAAGACTATGAGTTCGTTGGAGGTACGCCGCACAATGTGCGAACTACCTCTATGGTTCAATCGTGATTCAATCACGGTTTTACCAGAAGCATTGCAACCCTTCCTTGAAGGGAAGCACTACTTATCCACAAAACAGGTGCCAAGCACCTTGATTTTGCGGCACGCCGGATCTTCAACTGTGTTGAAGAATAAGGACGAATTGTTGTCTGCAGGGTTCACCCTGCAAGAACAGCAATTAGCGGATGGGGTACTCTCAACGAGAGACCTCACCGCCCAGAGATCTGTGGCCCACAGGCCACAGTACTCTGATGCCCTTTCTGACTACCTAACGGAGTCAGCAAGGGTAGGCGACCTCGTCTCTGGAGCCAGAGACGGGGCAACCAATGAGGACTGGGATCACAGCGGATCCGAGGCCTCAGAGCCTGAGGACGCTCTCCTAGGAGAGAGTTCTGAGACTTTGATTCGTATGCGGAAAAACCTCCGTATACGAGTCAAGTACGAGTGCCCATGGAAAATCCATGCGGCAAACGCACTACTGCAATCTGAGAAGAAAACTCCTCAGACTGTAGTCTGGTCCGGAGACGGTATTCCTCTCCAGGACCCCCTTCCACCTAAGCTTTTCGGGCCAACGTGGAATGGAAATTTGCGCAATACCGTAAGGTTCACGCAAATTAGTGCAGATGATGTGAAGCTTCACATCATTTACACTCACACTCACTGGGGCAAAGCCCTAGTTGAAATGTGTATTGACCCATCCAATCCAGAGAGAGGATGGGCAAAGACCCTCAGGAGCCGGATCAACCGGTTCCTAAAGGGTGGTCACGACCCTTGCATGTCAAAGGCAAGGGTCAGTGAACTCTTTTCGGATCCCACAGAAATGGGAATCCGAAAGGTACGGGCTGGGAGACTCATTGAGCTCCTCAAGACCGTTGACGGGGTATTTATCCAAAGATATTTGGCATACCCCGAGGAGGTGTGGACTTGGCAAAGATTTGACAAGTTCACCCTAGGGAACATCGCCAACCTAATCGGTGACGAGTTCCTAGACCGAGAGCTCACTCAAAGTGGACTCGAGGTCACTTCTGCCTATTCAGAATTGAAAAAGGTCAGAAAGTACTTCAAGGAGCATGCACATGCAGGCTCCTTGGAGAAGGCACTTTCCGAGTGGTCAAGAAACCACCCGGAATGGTGCAACCAGTTCGTTAACCTCTATAAGAGGGCGAACGTGGCGACAGGGGCCAGACGAGTGTATCTCGTCGGTCTCCTGTCACAGACACGGGGCAGTGGAACTCCACCACCCCAAGATGTCTTAAGGTCGAAATATAAGTTCTTAAGAACTATATCGACCTCACCCCCGAAGGAGAACCCTACTAGTAGGGCACTTCGGAGGATCGGAATCCGGGAGGTGATTAACACTCTCCCGGACTCCGCATTCACCGGACTCGCGACAAAAGCGCGAGTAACGGTGAGCACCTCCTCATGCTGGGAAAAGACCCGCAGGGAAGGAGGAACGACAGAAGAGATCAGGAGATTGATCACTTCTCGTCCATACGTCGAGGGAGTCCCAATAAGGGATCTCGAGACGGGAAAGATTACAAGGTACCAGTTATCTGATACCTTGGAATCTGTCGGAGAACATGTTTTCTGGGAAGCCCTAGATCTTGTTCTCCGCTCGCCACAGGAGGAATTGTTACAAGCATTCCTCACTGTGGTGAAGGAGCCTGGTAAAGCAAGAAGCGTTACCAAGGCCCGTGCTTGTCTCAAGGTCGTTCTCGACCTTGTAAACAAGCTCTGTTCCGAACCTCTCAAGAAGGGGTTCGAAAGCAGTACATCCGGGATGGCGGCAAGCAATCACGGATGGAACTTCTTTATGTCGATGATGACATCGGCAGAAAGAAGTGAGCTGTTTCAAATCGATAACCGAGAAGAAACAGCATATGAAGGCTATGTCGAAAGGACAGACACCTTCATGGACGTCACTGTATCCTCAACGGACTACAGTGAAGCCACAGATCAGGAGCGACA